GGATCCATGCTATCAAGGTGTCAGAAGCAATGGTGCTTCGTTAATGATTACGCAAGGAGTTTAAAATGCAAAAATCATACGTTCTAGAACACACAATGCAGGTCAAGGTCGATGTGGATCTTGGCGAGATCAACGAATTGATCGAGGCATTGGACCAGTTGGTTAATGACGACACGTCCAACAACTGGAAAGCAAAAGGTCTTGCATCCAAGTTGAAAGCACTGCGCCGCGCAACTGTCGAAGAAGCGAAGCGCGAATTTGAAAACATGTTAGAGCGCGTATAAGGGAGGAGGGGGCTTCGGCCCCCTATTTTTATTATGGAAATGACACCAATCAACGCAGTCCTAATCGCAGAAGGCGAGATCGACACCGACCAAGATACACAGATCGAAGCCTGGCAATACCTGGTGGACACCGGCCTAGCCTGGTCCCTCCAAGGATCCTTCGGCAGGATGGCCCAAGAATTGATCGACCAGGATGTAATCACCGCACCATGAACCAGGGGCCGCAAGGCCCCTCTTTCTTTTAATATAGAGCGGCGAGGCCGCAGGGCCGCAGGGCCGCAGAAAAGAAAACCGCAGGGCCGCAGGGCCGCAGAGTTTAGAAAACTTTTTACTTGTTCTTTGGTTGTGTCTGGCGTACAATCAAACCGTTAACTAGAAAGGATTACGTTATGAAATCAGCTATCATCTACAACGGGCCTAGCTTATTGGATGGTCAACCAATCGTGGTTATTGCCACATATTCAAACCGCAACACAAAGACGGGCCACGTCGTGCAAACTTACATATTGCGCAGCGATATCAACCCCCTTGAAGCCAGTAAGACTGGCGCGGACTATTCTATCTGTGGCAACTGCCCAATGCGCGGCGAAGTTACCACGGATCCAAACCGCAAGATTGCCAAGGGCCGCAAGTGTTACGTTAACCTTGGGCAGGGCGTCTTGATTGTTTTTAAATCATTTTTGCGCGGCGTATATAAAGAGGGCGACCCGCGCACCATGGGCCGTGGTCGTTTCGTTAGAGTCGGGACGTACGGCGACCCCGCCGCAGTACCGTCCGAAGTGTGGGACGAATTGCTAGCCGAGTGTGAAACATGGACAGCGTACACACACCAACGCCCATGGCGTCCAGATATTGCAATGCAATCTGTTGACAGCCACGCGCAAGCGGTCGCGCATTGGGAAGCAGGAAACCGCACATTCCGAGTGATCGCAAACCTTGGGCAGATCGACCACAAAAACGAAGCACTATGCCCCGCATCAAAAGAGGCAGGGCGGCGCGTCCAATGTACCGCATGCAAATTGTGCAAGGGATCCAGTAAAGCAAAATCAATCGCAATCGTGGAGCATTAATCATGGATAAAGAAATCGCGAAACTTATTCGCAAATCAGACGACATTGACTTGGCGTTTATGCACGAACTTTGGGAGATACTTAAACCAGAGGGGACAGAGACAGAGCGTAAAGCGTTCTTTGAACTTGCAGGTTTTTTATAAACTCTTGGACAGAGGGCCACGGCCCTCTTTTCTTTTGCCCAGGGGACTTGTCCCCTGGCACATGACCGGATAAGATAAAACTACGAGGCCGCAGGGTCGCAGGGCCGCAGGGCCGCAGAGTATATACCCTCCAAACGGGGCCGCAGGGCGCAGAACAAAGACGCAGGGTCCTCGAACCTCGCACCTTGGGCCGCAGACATACCGCCCTTGATCAAATCAGGCCCCTGATCCCCTCCAAATAAAACTATATCCTTCTTTGAGAGGTCCTTTACCAAGAAGAAATTGGCCCCACCTCTGGCAAAATATGCCATATTCCAAGCGACTTGATGGGGCGACAGTTTTATTGCATTGCTTTTGCTTGTTTTCAATTCGATCCAAAAGGGTAGGCCATCCCATACCATATGGACATCGGGTACACCTCCGCCATGCTTGTTCTCAATCCTCGTTGCGAAGCACTTCTTCGGTAAGTTCTGGCGTATCTGATTCCAGAAGTTCGCCTCTGGTCCCCTGCTCATCTGTTATATCCTTATAGCTGCCCTCAATCTGGAACGCTTGCGGATATTGTTTTTGTAGTGCAGCAAGTCGCGCCGTGATTTCATCTCTTGATAGTTGGTCTATCGTATTAATCGTCTCGCGTCTATCGATAGTCAAACCACCGAGGGCTGACCGTATCTTTTCAGCGTTGATTGCCGCAGAGAATTGCCCTGCCTCCTCGGCCCCGCGCGACAACTGATGCAGTCTTTCAAGCTGACCGATGGTAGACACACCATACCGCCGCTCTCGTTCCTGTCGTAACTCTTGGATGTATTCCACAACATGCGGATAGTCTCTGCCATTTAACAAACGAGAGGCATGTTCAGCAGCCAGATCAGATTTGTATCCCGCCAGTCTGGCACACTCCGCATTCGAATAGATACCCTCGACAATCTTCTGTGCAAAGGTCATCTGTCGGTTGGTCAACTGCCTACCAAATTCTTCTTCGATCTCTTGTTTTTTGGAAGCCATAATGATTACACCTGATTACGTTGTTTACAGTGTTTTTCTAGGTAGTTGTAAGTATACTGCAAACATATTGTCGGAACAAGGGCATCGAAGTGTAATCATTTACCCCCCTTTTGTAATCAAGTGTAATCATACGCAGCTATATAAATAAGGGCTTGATTACGCCGTTTACGCTGATTACACGATTTTCGTTTCAATTTTTTTTTTTTTCAAAAAATCTGGAAAAATACCGTATATAACGTAATCATACTTTTTTGTTGACAGTCTGCCCTACCTCAACTATTCTACAACCATTCAACAATTACGAAAGGAAATGAAATGAATAAAGTATATCATCTTGTAGATGTCGAGTGCGGTAGTGAGTACCGCATGACCCTTCCCATGATCCTTGAATACATCAACGAAGGTCGCAACCCTGAGTGGGAAGATTATGATGAAACAGATTGGCGTGAAGGGTTAGCCGAGTTCACAACATTGGAGGTTCAAGATGCCTAATCATTGTTATCAGCAAGTAGAGATCCAAGGTCCAAGGTTCTTGGTCAAAGAACTGTATAATCATTTAACCAAGGCTGACCCAGAATTTTGTCAGTTGGTTTGTCCGATGCCGTTCGAGCAGTGGCTTGCCCCGAAAACCAAATGGGGAGGTTACGAGGTCGAGGGTTGGTATGACTGGCGTGTTAAGAACTGGGGGACCAAGTGGGATGTCGTTGACGTTGATACCACGCAGCCGTTGACGATCCACGATGATGAAGACACTGACCCTGCAAACATGAACGCCTCGTTTAGTTTCAACTGTTGGACTGCGTGGTCTCCGCCTGTTCCTGTTTGGGACAAGTTGGTTGAGATGGGTTTGTCTGTTGATGCGGACTATCAGGACGAGGGCATGGGGTTCGAGGGCCGTTATGTAAACGGCGAGGACAAGTGTTGGGAGCCTGAGTTAGAAGAGGAGGACGCGTGATGGATATGCAGAAGTATTACAGCCAGTTGGTTGGCGCGAAGATTATTGGGTTTCGGTTTGTCGAGGACGAGGATGCGTTGGAGCCGTTCCCTGTGTTTACGTTGCGGTTGGGCGGACAGACTGTTGATATGTCTTTGTCGATGGACGAAGAGGGCAACGGCGGCGGGTTCGCGTTTATTGAGGAGTATGAATATGCTGTATAAAATTATGAGATTTGAAACATACCATGTGTTGATTGAAGCCGAGAGTGAGGTGGACGCGATGGATAAGCTGTACGAGATGGACCAAGGTGAGTGGACCAGTGACCCTGATGCTACTGAGGTTTGGGCAGAGGAGGCGGAATATGCGTGAAGATTTGAGACAGGGGGCGATTGTATTGTTGAGCAAGTACCTTGGTGACATTGATTACTGGTGCGAGGTCCACGATGCGGACGGCATTAATTCTGTGACTGCGGGTACACCACCGTTTGAGACGTTGGAGGAAGCGAATGCGTACCGCGTGATGGTGAAGGCAGTATTGAAGGAGATGAAAGATGCATAAGCAGTTACCGTTGAACCAAGAACAGTTGGAGAATTTTATCTTGCACCATGTACATTTGTGGGCGCGGGAGGAGTACGAAGAGAACGATAAGGGTATTGAGTTCACAGAGGAGATGGACGCCCAGTTGAAGAGCTTTGTAACAGACTTGTTGGATAAGTTCGAAGAGGTGCTGCCACGGTTTGAGGAGGTAGCGTGATGGGTAAGATGAAGGATTTATTGATCGAGTTGCAAGAGACGCCGATCATGACGCCGTGTCCTGATTGTTTTGGTGAGGGGTACGTTGAGTATGATGTGCCTCGACCACATGCGGGTGGGTTCAACGAGGGTTACATTGATACAGCGACCGAGGTCTGTGAAACGTGCAGCGGTGATGGTGAGATTGAGCGGCTGTGTGATTGCGGTGCGCCAGTGACTAAGATCATGGGCCAAGATGCAGAGGTATGTATGGAGTGTGCCGATGAGCAGTGAACTAGATAGACTGATCGAGGCTGACATTACCGACCCGACCTTGTCGAACTGGATGAAGTTGGTTGATCCTGACGAGGAAGATTGGGATTGGGAGGCCGAGGCTAAGTATTGCAACGACCTGTATCTGTACTGGAACACGCTGACCGACGATCAGAAGGCGGCGGTTGATAGGTTCACTGGCGTGGTATGGAACAGGGAGTATTCTGATTTCATTCGGTTCGTTAAGGATCAGGTGCAGACAGACAAGGAGTGCCGTGAGTACACTGCACCGTTGGTAGAGTACGAGGAGAAATGGGATGATTAAAACCTACGAAGTTGTATGCGAGGGCGTGGTTCAGCGGTTGGTGTTGGTTGAGGCGTTGAACGCCGCCGATGCGGCGAAGGCTGCGCGTCGAGAGTTTTGTGCCTTAACCGGCGCAGAGAAGGAGGGGATTGCGATCCTCGATATTTACAGTGAACCAGTGGAACTGAAGGAGGTCAAAGATGAGTAACGATCTGGATCGTTTATGCGAGATCGTGGGGTCGTTGATGATCTCACAGTTCAACAATCAGGAGGAATACAGAGAAGTAATAAAAATAATTTTCGAAGAATGGAAAAAAAGTTGTTGACATACAACTTAACAACATGTCACAAACAAATCACTTTCAATTAGTAAACAACTAGCCAGTAAGGAGAAACATCATGGCAACTAAGAAAGCACCACAAGAAGCAGCATTGGAAATCCAACCGCTAAAGCAAGGTCGAATCAAGCTACGCATGATGGGGACAACCCCACTGTATTTCAATAGCATGAGTTCGAAGGCCATGCGTGATCTATTGATCGGGGGTGGCAAGAAGACAGCCGCGCAGCGTAAGGAGATCAAGCACAATCCAGAGCAAGAGTATCGGGATTCGGTTTACAAGAAGCCGTTTGGGGAGACGTTACTTTGTTTCCCTGCACCTGGGGTCAAGGGTGCGATGGCGACTGCTGCGTTAGAGACTGATGGTATTACTAAGACGAGCGTACAGCGTTTGATCTTTTTACCACAGACGCATGTACAGATCTGGGGCAAGCCTCAGTTGAAGATTGACATGGTTCGATCTGCGGACATGAACAAGACCCCAGACATGCGGACCCGCGCGTACTTACCGCGTTGGTGTGCGGAGGTGGACATTGCGTATGTTCAGCCCACGTTGTCTGCGTATTCGATTGTATCGTTGTTGACGAATGCGGGATCGATTGTGGGTATCGGGGACTTCCGACAGGAGAAGGGCCGAGGATCGTTTGGCACGTTCCAAGTTCTGACAGAGGACAGCATGGGATCATTCCAAGGGGAGTGGGATGAGTTGATGTTGGAGGGCCGAGAGGTTCAGCAGGAGGCGTTGGATAATCCAGAGTATGCGGATGATCAGACGGCTGAGTTGATGGCCTTCATGGAGGAAGAGCGTATGCGTCGAGATGTTACTCTCGTTGCAGCGGAATAATTAAGCAAGGATCGGGGGCCGAGTGCCCCCTTCCATTTGGTCAAGGTTACACGGTCGCGTTAAGATAAGGTCGGGTGCGCTGAGTTGTGGCGGGGTCGGGCAAGGCGTGGCGGTCGAGTTCAGGCGGGTCCACGTTAGTTACGTTAAGGCGAGGTTGGGTCGGGCGAGGTCAGGTTTGTTAAGGCGGTCGGGGCACGGTCCGTTTTGGTCGGGTAGGTTGAGTTGGGGTCAAGGCAAGGCGGTCGAGGTCTGATAAGATGAGGTATGACGAGTTACGTTTGGGTGCGTTGTGTCGAGGTCAGGCGGGGCGGTCAAGTTACGGTTTGATGTGTTATGTCGAGACAGGTCAAGGCGGTCGAGGTTTGGTGTGATGCGTTCGGGCGGGGTACGTTCGGGTCAGGCGAAACGGTCACGTTCAGGCGGGGTGGGGCATGTTGTAGTTGGGTTCGATATGTCTTGGTCACGGTACGGCGGTCAAGGTCAGATATGACGGGGTTGGGTGAGGATTGGTCTGATCGGGTGAGTTGCGGCGCAGTCAGTCAAGGCGGTCACGGTCCGTTGTGTTCGGTTAAGTTGAGTTACGGCAAGACTCGGCGGTCAATTAACAGCTATTATAGGAGGAAAAGAAATGGCTGGATTTCCAAAGAAAGAACGTCAAAGAATCATTGACGAATACTTAGCGGCGTCAGGTCGCAATATGTTTGTGCCACATGAGTTTGTGGATTGGTTGGGTGGTCAGCCTGATCACGAAGCATACGATTGGTTCTATGGCATGGACGATGCAGAGGCTGCGCGTCAGCATCGGATACAGTTGGCTCGGCAGATGGCGAGTGGACTAAGGATCGTGGTCCAAGAGTCGGACCCTCAAGATCAGGTGGTCAGCTTGACGGTGCGAGAGTATCCGACATTCATCAGCCCAGTGAAGTTGCGCAAGAGCGGCGGTGGGTATGAGCGGTTCGATCCTGAGAGTGAGGATTCGCAAAGGGAACTTCGTAGACAAGCGGCGACAGCTTTGGCATCATGGTTATCTAGGTATCGTGGCTGCGTCGAGAACTTTGGTTGCGATGTATCGTATATAGAAGAACTAGCACAAACCCTGCGCGAGGTGCAGGATGAAGCAGTAGGAGAGTAAGGATGTTTAAGAAAATATGGAATAGAATACGAGTAAAGAAAGCGGACAACGAGAAGCTGACGCGTAAGGAACAGATCCTTGTTGAGTTGCGCCGAGGTCAGGGGACCGCGCGTCAACTATCGGATCGCATGGGTCTGAAGCTGAGTATTGTGCGGACCAACCTGTCTGCCCTGCACAACGCGGGTGCGATCAGGGACACGGGTACGGACGCAGGGCAAGAGAGCGTGTGGGAAGTGGCTGAATGATTTACTACTTCACGGCGTTGGTGATCAGTTACAGCATGGACCCAGACACGGTGACTAAGTCGTACGTTTGGTATGATCGGGAGCGTCATTGCCAGGAAGCAATGAATGACTCCCTGGCTGATCCATTGTATACTCAGTTGTATGAATTGTACGACGATCTGCATATGACCTGCGTTGTATCGGATCAGGTATCGTTTGTATTAAAACCTAAACTTAGACCAGAGGGAGAGCCATGGGAGACGAAGCATTAAATCCTGCACAGAAAGCAGAGTATCGTTTTCTAAAGAATGAAGTAAACAAATACGAAGAGGAAGCAAACCGTAAGAACTTCCACCCGAACATCCAACACGATCTGTGGAGAGCGAGGGCAGAGTTGAAGAAGTTTGTAAGTGAACTCAGACAGGCAGGTGTAAACATATGAATCGTGAGGCATACGAGGAACTATATCGAGAAGCATGGATCGCACAAAACAAAAAGGACAGGGAGGATAATCCCAAGCTAGGTCCGAACACAATGTACCGCGATCCGAAACAAGCACAAGAGAATGCGAAGAAGGGAGGAAGGCCCAAGGCCATGTCAGACAAAGCCAAGATGATCAACCGGATGTTGGAAAAGGAAATGACATTGCGCGAGATCGCAGACATCCTTGGCGTAACGCATCAGGCTGTGATGCAAGTGAAACATAGATACGGGCTACCAAGAAATGAAAAGATTAGAACTGATAAGTGACATCATCAAAGATTTGCAGAAGACAATCGATGATATCGAGTGGGAGAACTACCGAGATCCAAGGATCGAGGGCCTAATACAACAGCTTAACTATTATAAAAGGAAGCACGAAAATGGAGAAACACATGAACCACGTTTTTGACGTAGACAGTACGCGAAGACAGCAGATTATTGTTGAATACTTGACGCCTACTGGTAGTGGGTTTGGGGTCACGCCCGAAGGAGAGCAGGTGTTCATGAACAAGCGGCTTGTGGATGCAATGAACGTACAAGCAGGCGACATCTACAATGCATTCTTGTTGCCGAACTACCCAGACAAGCGGGACGCTATCCCGTGGAGGGCGATGCGTGTGGAACCTGCGGATGTAAAGCTAGACTTGGGCCATGTTGCGGTGGACTCGGACCTGCAAAACATCATCGAGTTCCTGAAAGGGTACGAAGACGGTGCGTGTTTCACGGCTGCGGAGATGGCGGACATGATGGATATGCCGTTCAGTGTGGTCGAAGACGTATGTCAGAAGCACAAAGAGATATTCTTGGAACAATCCACCTATTGCTTGCAGTTGGGATACAAGTAAGATATAACAAGACTACAAGTAAAAGGAGACTATCATGGCGAAGAAGAAAGAAGAGCCAAAGTTCCGCAACGTGGCCTTGTTACCAGAGGACCATGATCGTTTGCGGGAGTTAGCGGAAGCAGATCAGCGTACGATGACACGGCAGTTGTCTGTTATCATTAGAAAAGAGTATGCGAATCAGGAAGAATCTGCTACAGTATAGGTATATTGCTCGAAAGGACTCACTGCCTGTGGTCTTTTTGCCTCGTACTGAGGGGACGTTGCTCCATACGTCCCCTTATTTTTTGGGACCTACATATTTAACTAGCCAATGAAGGAAAATGAGGGCGGCGCCAACTTGCCCTCATTTATATCAGCTAAGAACTATTCCGATTTTATTTCCAATGACTTACGGGTGGCGCTAACTTTATTTTTTTGTCTTAGCGTAGCCACGAACATCTGAGGGACGCGCTGCCCCTTTGGATGTAAGACCTTTGAAGAAAGCCTCGGCTATGTGCAGATCGAGGCCAGTCATCTTGGCAAGTTCTTTGCCTTGGGTTTTGGCAGAGGCGTAGTTGCCCACGCGCTCGACCATCAGCTTAGTTATTTTCTCGTAGGTTTCAGGGTCAGCCATTCTCTTGCTTCCTCTCCAAGTACCTTTGCACCTATGTCGATCTTGTTGCGTAGGGCTTCGACGATCTTCTCATCGATGGTGCCCTCGGATATGAGGTCGATATAAGTTACGTTGTTCTTCTGTCCAATACGGTGCGCCCGATCTTCTGATTGGATGCGTGTCTCCAAGTTGAAGTCATTGGCATAGTACACCACAAGGTTAGCCTCAGTCAAAGTCAGACCGTACCCTGCGGTGGCAGGGTTGCCGACAAAGAACCGTAGCTTCGATCCCTTCTGGAAATTCTGCACGATGTCGTTGCGTTCGTCGTCTGGAGTGTCGCCATAGTACGATGCAGCGCACCCTTCACCGTACTCTTTGTTCAACATCTTGGTGATCTCGACGATGTCATGGCGGAAGCGGGACCAGATGATCGCCTTGCCATCATGTTCATCCATGATCTCTTTCAATGCATCCATGCGGTTGGACTTGAAGTACCGCATCTCACCATCGTCAGTCTTCAGATGCCCAGACATAACCTGTTGGATCCGAAGCATCTGCGTGATTACGGCAGGAGCCGAGACAAGTTCACCGTCATCGAGCAGGAGCATGGCCTGTTGTTGTAGGTCAGTGTACATCTTGACCTGCTCATCAGTCAGCGTGACATACCGAGCGGTGTATACTTTGTCGGGCAGATCGAGGCAGTC